TTTGGCATTAAGGGCGCTGACAAGATAATGAAAATGAGAAAATAGAAATGGCGCTAATAACATTAGAAATACCGCCCGGCGTTTATCGCACCGGAACAGACCTAGACAGCAAAAATAGATGGCTGGATGCAAGCCTAGTACGCTGGGATCAAGGCTCTCTTAGGCCAATTGGCGGATGGTTACAGCGCGGAACTGAAACCGTTGGCGCTGTCCCAAGAGGTTGCCATGTTTGGACCGACAACAATGGGGGCAGGCATATAGTTGCTGGCACATTTAATTCTTTGTCGCACATATATCAGGACAATGTTAAAACGTCTCTGACGCCTGTAGGCTTAACTTCAGGGACTGTTGGTCAAGCCTCCAACACCGGGTACGGTGGGGCGGATTTCGGTGAAGAAGACTATGGAACAGAAAGGGCGAATGATTCTTTTTATGCGGAAGCTACGTCATGGTCTATGGGCAACTTTGGCGAGTATCTGGTTGCGTGCTCGTCTGAGGATGGGAAAATATACGAGTGGCAACTGAACACATCCGTTCTCCCAACTGCCCTCGCTAACGCCCCCGTTAACAACGATGCAATTGTCGTAACTGAAGAACGATTTATATTTGCGTTAGGGGCAGGCAACAACCCAAGAAAGGTTCAGTGGTGCGATAGAGAAGACAACACCGACTGGACGCCAACAGCTACTAATCAGGCCGGTGACTTCGAGCTAACAACAACAGGAAGAATACAGCAGGCAGTAAAGGTTCGAGGGCGGACGCTGATTCTGACAACAACGGATGCCCACGTTGCAACTTACAGTGGCCCTCCCTTTGTTTACGGCTTTGAAAGAGTAAGCGGTTCCTGTGGCGCCATATCTAGAATGTCTGCTGTAGGAATCCACGAAGGGGCTTTCTGGATGGGGAATAACGGCTTCTTTGCGTATGATGGCTCAGGCGTAAGAGAGCTACAGTGCGCCGTCCATGACAAGGTGTTTGACAATATAAACAAGTCTCAAAACAGTAAAGTGTTTGGCGTCCACAATGCTCAAAATAACGAGATTTGGTGGTTCTACTCTACCGGCACCGATGCTGAAGACAATGACAGCTATGTTGCGTATGACTACAGAGAAGACATCTGGACAGTAGGGAAAATGGCCCGGTCGGCTGGGTTTGATGTTGGCGTATTCAGCAATCCAATATGGTTTGGAATTGATGGAAAGCTATACGATCAAGAAACTGGGTTTTCTTACGACAGTGATAAGCCTTATGCCGAGACTGGTCCATTGATGATTGGAGCGTCTGGGGAGGATCTAATGAAAGTGACGCGGCTTATTCCGGATGTTACATCATTGGAAAGCGCAGACGTTTACTTTACCACTAGACTATATCCTACTGCACCGGCAACTACGCATGGTCCTTTTGATTTATCCAATCCGACCTCGGTTAGATTTCAGGGGAGGCAGGTTCGTATGAAAATAGAAGGCCAAGAGGCAACCAACTGGAGAGCTGGAGCTATGCGCTTAGAAGTCAGCCCCGGAGCGAAAAGATGAGTCTAGCTGAAAGGCCGCCACCCGCAGGAGGCTTGGATGTCCGGCGGTGGGCAGACAGACTGAATGATTACTTGGTGCGAACTAAGTCGAGACTGGTTTTCTATGTTGCCGGGGACTCCCCTGTCGATGACGGGATAATTCTATGGGATAGGGAAGGATACCCGGTTATCTCTAAAGACAACCAGTGGCGGCAAATTGTACTAGCTGACGGTTATGGAGAGATAGCCTGCACGACTAGCCAAGTTGCTACCGCTGCCGATACTGCGTATCAGATACCGTTTAACTCTACCAGCACTAATGGTGGCATCTCTGTTAACGCATCTGACAACACTCGAATAGACTTTGTTGAGGCGGGGGTTTACAGCATTACTGGGCACATACAGATAAAGAGTAGCAGTGCGGCCAGCAAGACAGTGTATTACTGGCTATCTGTAAATGGCACCAACGTAGACCACTCTGAGCGCCTGACAGTGCATAACAATAATGCCTTTGCCATTCTTGCAGTAACAGACCAGATAGAACTGAACGCAGGCGATTACATACAGTTTAACTACGCGGTAGATGACGTTGACCTTTGGCTCGATGCCTCCGCCGCAACCGCTTTCGCTCCGGCGTCTGAGGCGGCTAGAATCAGTATCACGCGATCACGCCAATAATGGTATAATCAGCCCATATAAGACACAGGATTAAATAATGGCCGCAAGTATCAATGAAGAGCTAGAACGCTGTAAGGATTGGATTGAGGCCGCCCTAGAGTATTCTGGAGGCACGCATGAGTGGAGCGACATTGTTGAGGGCATTCACTCCCTGAGATACCAGTTTTGGCCTGCTGAAAGAGGCTGTGCAGTTACAGAAATTATTATGTTCCCAAAGAAAAAAATATTTCATGTATTTTTGGCCGGGGGCGAGATGGATCAGATTGTAGATATGAATGACTCAGCGGCGCAGTTTGCAAAAGCGCAGGGCTGTGACGGAATGTCGATAGCTGGCCGAAAAGGCTGGTCTAGGGTCTTAAAAAACGAAGGGTGGACCGAGTCGTTCACCACATTAGCTAAGGAGCTATAAGATGAGTGGTGGCAAAGGCGGAAGTCAAACAACCGAAGCATCAATTCCAGATTGGGCAAGAGAGCCTACTATCAGAAACCTAGCGCGTGCGGAAGCGGCTCAACAGATTGGCTATCAGCCATACATGGGTCCAGACCTTGCGGCGTTTAATCCAATGCAAGAAGCGGCTTTTCAGAGCCAGATTGATGCGGCTAACGCATTTGGTTTTGCTACCCCTTCCTCTCCTTTTCAGGGTATGCCTGAAGCGCAGGACTTCGGCGGCGGAGTAATGGGCTACAGTGCCTTTCCTATTTTTGAGCAGGCTCAGCAAGAACTGGCACAACGAAATCCAGAACAGCAGGCGCGATATGATGCGCTGTTTGGTGGAACCGGGGCACAGTATATGCGCAATCCATTTGCGTCTAGCCAAACATCTAGCCAAGGCGGACCGTATATGTCTAACTTAGGGTCTTTAGAGCAAAACCTAAGACAGTACCCTGTAGCAGATTACAGAGGGATGGGGCCTGATCCGCAATTTCCGGTATTTCCAGAAGAGGAGGAACGATAATGGCTATGGGAGGACAGACTAGAGCGCAAGACACGACTACTAACCCGCAGGCTGCAAACATGAACCAATTAGCCGCGCAGGCTGTGCAAGGCGGCATGGCAGGAACAGTTGCGGCTGGAGGGTATCAGCCAATGAATGTTCAAGCTGGGGCGGTTGGGGATACAGACCTGTCTAGCTACCAAAATCCATATACGCAACAAGTTGTAGATGCTAATGCCGCTGACATAATGCGATCTGCGCAGATGGGGCTAAACACGCTTGGTGCGCAAGCACAGTCCGCTGGAGCATTTGGCGGCGCTAGGCACGGCGTTGCAATGGGCGAGCTTGGGAGGGGTGCTTTATCGAATATTGGGCAACAATCAGCCGCCCTACGGCAAGCTGGGTTCCAGCAGGCACAGCAAGCCGCTACAGGCGATATTAACCGGCAGATGCAGGCTGATCTTGCTAACCAGTCAATGGGGTTACAGGGTGCCAACCTGCAAATGCAGGGTGCGCAACAGCTAGCTAATTTAGGTAACCTTGGGTTTGGTATGGGACGACAGGTCCAGTCAGATCTTATGAATCAGGGTAATATACAGCAGTTGATGCAACAGCAGTTGATTGACGCGGCACGCCAGCAGTTTGCCGGGTACACCGGGGCGCCAGCCTCAACTATCGGCTATGTGTCGCAAGCTCTTGGCGCTTCACCGATTCCTCAGAGCCAGACAACGCAAAACAATCCGGGTCTGTTCGATTATCTGACTATGGGAACCAAAATTGTTTCGGCTTTATCTGACATTCGTCTTAAAACGAACGTAGAGCGCGTTGGCGATCTTCCTAATGGTCTAGGACTATATACTTGGGATTGGACTGAAGACGCTAAAGAAGCCGGGTTAAGTAACAGTATGACCCTAGGCGTTATAGCTCAAGAAGTTAGAGAAGTAATGCCTGAGAACGTTGTAGAGACGCCTTCTGGTTATCTCGCGGTAAAATATGACAAAGTATATGAGGGTCTGTAATGAATACCCTATACAATCCAGAGACAGATAAGGAAGCCATAATGCGCAAGATGATAGAGGATGCGCAAATGGTTGATTACGAAAGCAAGTTGAACATGACCGTTGACCCTTCAGCGGGAATAGACAATATAGCTAAGTCGATGGATGAAATAGCCGTTGGCGATATCGTGCCAGAAATTGCTAATCCCCCCGGCGCTGTATCTGATTTAGAAATTGACAAGCCCCTTGGTGCGACTAGCAGTTATAAAACGATAGACGCTCCAGCAATGGCGCCTTTGCAGAAGCAGTATGTCCCTATGCAAGACAATGCAGTGCAGGCACTAAGCCCCACGGGCATAATGGAATTAATAGAAAAAGCCCGTCAAATGGGCCAAATGTGAGGTTTACTCAATGAGTGCTTTAAGAGATATGTCTGTTGTTGACGTCAAGGCAGAGCTTGAAAGAATGCAGAGGATGCGAGAATTGCAGTCTCCTAAGTCAGGCGGGCTTCTTGACGGCATTTTGGAGCCATCTCAGGGTGCCCCAATGATGCAACCCCCTATTCCCGCTCCCGCAATGCAACAGCCTCCTGCGCCAAAGCAGGGCTTTATGGATAGGGTCAAAGACTTCACTCAGGATGAGACAAAAATGGCTCGGCTGGCTTCTGCATTTAATCAGATGCGAATGAACCCCAGCGCCGCTATTGATCAGCGTGCTAGTGACCTGATGGCCCTGCAAGCCGCAAGAAAACAAGCTAATCAGACTGTGGACTATTTGCGCTCACAGGGCGAAAGCGATCTCGCGAACATGGTGGAAGCAAATCCCTCTATGGCCGCACAGGTGTTAAAAGGACTGGCCACGGCGCAGTCTGGCGGTTATATGTCGAAAACAGTTGGTGGAGTGCAGACAGACCAAGAATCAGGTCAGTTGTTTACTGTTCGGATGAACCCTAACACGCAAACCATTGAAAGGGTTGATATCCCCGGAGCCTTTGGTCCAACTGAGTCGGAGAAGAATGTTGCCCTTCTGGATCAGACAAAAGCAGAATTTGATACGTCACAAGGACTCAAAAAAGGCGAAGAAGTATTTAATCAATTCAATATCATTGACAAGCAAATACAAGACTTTAAGCGTATTGGTGAGCTAGTTAATGAAGGCGCGAAAACTGGATTCATAAACAAGTTCTTGCCATCTACAGATGCGGCAACAATTGAACTGGAACAGATCGCCAAGAGAATGGGTATTGATATTATTAACTCTGCCACCTTTGGCGCTTTAAGTGCCACAGAGTTAAGGCTGGCGCTTTCTACTGGATTTGATCTAAACCTTACAGGACAGCCACTGGATGATTTTCTTAAGAAAAAAATTGCGGCTCAGACTAAGCTTCGTAACGCATTGATGCCTGAAGTGCAGATGCTTCTTGGCGGGTCTGGATTAAAGGCATACGCAGACTACAAAATTGAGAACAGAAAGCGTCACGATTTTGCAGACAAGGCGTTAAGCAAGCTACAGAAAATCGACCCAAGTTTAACCCGCAAGGAGTGGGACACGTTCAACTTGGAAGAGCGGGAAGAGATATTGAGGGATGGTGGTTTGCTATGACTATAAGCGCTTTAGAAGCAATCAGGCAAAGAAAGCAGGACGAGCAATTAGGACTTGTTTCCGAGACCCCCGTGCAAGATGCAGTAGAGGGTCAAAAGTTGCGTCAGCTTGGCCAAGGGGTAACCTTTGGCTTTGCGGATGAGATTGAAGGCTTAATACGGTCCTCTCTCCCGGGCGGCCCTGAGTACGATGCGGCTAGAGATGAGGTAAGGAATAAGCTCAAGGCTTACCAGAAGGCCAATCCCGGTGAGGCTCTTACGATGGAGCTGGCTGGCGCTCTTATCCCGTCAATTGTTATGTCGATGACTGGCGTTGGTAGTGGTGGTGCAGGCGCAAACATTGGGCGAATTGCCAGTCAAGCGGCAATAGAAAGTGGCCTGACTGCCGCTGGCACTACCGAGGCTGACCTTGTATCACTGGAGGGCTTGCGTGATGTCGCTACAGGCACTGGAGTTGGCACTGTCATGGGGACCGCCTTGGAGGCTGGAGGAGGACGCGCCGGGAAAGGGTTAAGCGCCCTGATGAGCTATGTTCGCAGAAAGATGGGCGGAGCTGACTCAGCAGTACAGGCAGAGCTATTGCGCTTGCAAAAAGCCACCGGGCTTAGCGTTGAGGAACTTATTGCTGACGTTGCAAGTGGCCGTATTATGGCTGACAACGCCACTCTGTCTGCGGCCATAAAGGGCATGGTAAACGAAGGCGGTGAGACTGCTTCACAGATTCTGTCTGCAAGTGGAGCAAGGCGGCAAGCCACTACCGGGCAGGCGCAGGAATCATTGCGATCTGCATTATCTCCAGATGTAAGCGACCCCAATATATTACGAGCAAGAGCCGCAACTGAGGCAGATTTAAAACAGCAACAACGAGAGGCCTATCAAGGGGTGTTTGAAAACAAGCAACCTGTAAGTCAGGATGTTGCAGATCAGATGCTTAATGTAATCTCGCGTGTTCCTTCAGCCAGAGCGAAGCTACAAGAACTGTATCAAATGAGGGACAATCTTGTTCCACTGTTTAAAGAGAACGCAGACGGCTCGATTGATTTTGTGCGAGCGCCAAACATTGAGGATGCAGAAATACTACGGAGAAACCTGAGCGAAGAGGCTTCTGGTAGGTTTAGAGCTGGCGAAGGCTCTGCCGGAGAGGCTTTTGGTGAGATGGAATCCCCACTCAGAAAGGCTATTGATGTTGAGTCTCCAGAGCTTGGATCTACTCGCGCACAGTACAGCCAGATGATGACGCAAAACGAAGCGTTTGAAATGGGCCAGCGTAAATCGCTAACGATGAATGTTGATGAGCTGGAAATGGAGATTGATCGCCTGTCATCAAACCCAGAGGCATTATCAGCATTTAGAGCAGGCGCTATGGCGGCATTGAACAACAGGGCAAGAAGAAGCGGAACGACTCTGGAGAACATGGCGAAAGAAGATGTGCAATTGGGATCGGCCCTAAGAGTGCTATTGCCACCAGAGCAGGCTGGTACAGTGTTGCGAGATGTAGGTAGAGCGTCAGAAGCCATCTCTATGGATAAGATAATACAGCCGCGAGCGCAATCTATGACTCAGGCCTTGCAAAGGGAATCGCAGATGCGGGGCGGAGCCGCATCTATGGAAGATGTGTTTAGGGGCGTACAGGGAGACCCTATGGCGATTACGAAGCTAATGGTCAGCATGGTTCCTTCCGCAAAAGGATTGTCTGATGCACAGATGTCAGAGGTGGCAAAAATCCTATATACTGAATCACCTGAAATGATAAGACAGGCCCTGACAGACCAGACCGTCGCAGGTGCCGTTTTGCGTAAGGCGGAAGCAATTATCTCAGGTGCCTCGCAGTATGGAAGAACAGCCGGTGCTCAACAGGGTGCTCAAATCGGAGTGGAGAATTAAGCGTGGAACTAAAACCATTAGACAGAGATGATATCGAAAACATTGCGAGGACAGCCGTTGAGGACTGTGTTGACTTTGTTGAGTCAGAGATTGCGTTTGACCGACTTAAAGCCCAAAGGTACTACGAGGGCGGAGTTGATATAGGCGAAGAAGAAGGCCGTTCTAGCGTAGTTTCGACAAAGGTGCGCGATACTATCCGGGCGATCAAACCCAGCCTTATACGCTCATTCCTACAGTCTGACAACGCTGTTGAGTATATCCCTATGGGTCCAGAGGATGTGCAGTTTGCAGAGCAGGCGACCAAGTACATTAATTACAAGTTTGAAGAGCTGAAGGGTTACAAGGTTCTGTACGATGCCTTTCACGATGCGTTGCTTAAAAAGAACGGCATTGTTAAGGCTTACTGGGACACCTCGGTTGATGCTGAGACGTTTACGTTTAACAACCTAAATGACATGGAGTTCACAGCGATTGTTAACGATGATGGCGTAGAGGTCCTAGAGCACACTACGCGCATCGAGATGGAAATAGACCAGATGGGAATGCAGGTAGAGGCTCCTCGCCATGACCTCAAGATCATCAGAATGCAGGACATGGGAGAGCTTAAAATTGAGTCTGTCCCCCCTGAAGACTTTTTTATCGATTCACGCGCCACGTCTATCGAAGACGCTTTTTGCGTTGCTCACAGAACAGAGATGACTGTCAGCGAGCTGGTGGAGATGGGCTTTGATTTTGAAGATGTATATGAGCTTGGCGGCGCTGATGATTCAGGTTCGTTTTCTGACATGGAGGAGTTTGAGCGAACAGGCTATCACGACAGCTACAACGACTCTAACGAGCAAGATCCTTCTATGCGGCTAGTTATGGTCACTGAAGCGTACATGAAGATTGACGTTGACGGAACGGGTGTTGCCCAGTTGCACAAGCTGGTTCTAGGCGGTGATAGCTATAAGCTTTTGAGCTTTGAGCTTACTGGCGTAGCACCGTTTGCTAACTTTCAGGTTGACCCAGAGCCACACACATTTTACGGAAACTCTATTGCTGACCTAATCGTTAACGATCAAGACAGTAGCACTGCGTTGCTTAGAGGGGTGCTAGATAACATTGCCCTTACTAACAACCCGCGCACCGAGATTGTTGATGGGGTGGTAAACATTGATGATGTTCTCAACAATGAGATTGGCGGAATTGTCCGGGTTAAGCAGGGAGGCGCAATACAGCCTTTGACTGTGCCGTTTGTAGCGGGCCAGACATTGGGCGCTATACAGTATTACGATCAAGAGATTGATGCTAAGACAGGTGTAAGCAAAACAAGCTTAGGCCTTAATCCTGACGCCCTGCAAGCCAACACCGCAACCGCTGTTATGGCAAGTATGCAAGGCGGCGCTAGTCAGATAGAGATGATGGCGAGGAACATAGCAGAAGGCGGAATGACCCAGTTGTTCAAGCTGATGCTAAAGCTGGTTATTGAAAACTGCGATGAGCAGACAATGATGCGCGTTGTAGGCGGAAACTATCAGCCGGTTGATCCTAGAGTCTGGAACAAAAAGATGGACGTCCGGGTTAACGTAGGTTTGGGCACAGGAAAAGAAGAGCAAAAGCAGGCCGCTTTGCAACAAGCCCTGCAGATTCAAATGCAGATATTCCAGTCCTACGGTATGGGCAACGGTGTTGTTGGCATGACGCAGATACGGAACACGTTGTCAGATATATTGGCAATGAACGGTTTGCGAAACAGCGACAGGTATTTCTTGCCTATGGACCAGCAGACAGAAGCGGCTATGATGCAACAGCAACAGCAACAAGCGGCTCAACAGCAACAGGCGTTAACGCAACCAGAGGCGTATGTACAGGCAGAGCAGATCAAGGCGCAGGCTAAGGCTACCTCTGACATGGCTAAGCTTCAGATAGACGCACAGAAGGCCATAGCGGCAGATGACCGGGACCGCGATCAAATGGATCAGGACCTGCTTGTAGACGCCGCAGAGATCTTGGGCAAGTACGGCACCGCAGTAGACACCGCAAGAATTAAAGCGGAGCAGGCGGCTCCTAGATACCCAGACAGCACCCCCGTACAAGCTGTAACGGGCGGTAGATTTTGAACATAAAAGACAAGGCGGCAAGGTTTAGGAATTTAAGCAACGACGAAACCTTTAAGGAAGTCGTTCAAGAGATTAAGGACCAGCAATCAAGCGTGTTCCTTAACAGCCAGTCTCAGATAGAGACTATTAAAGACGCGCATGATATAATCAAGGCGCTTAACTACATCGAGAATCACTTTAACACTGTGTTTACAGACGAGGCGATGTTCGATAAAAAGCAGAAGGATTAGTACCGTGGAAACGACTGAAACTTTAAACGACGGCTCTATTGAGGGAGCTATTGCATCACTGATTCAACCTGAAGAGGAATTGAAGCCAGAGCAGGAAGTAGCAGAAGAGGCTGAGCAGGAAGTAAGTGCTGAGCTGGACGATGATACCAACCCAAGCGAAGGTGAAGAAGAGAGTGAAGGTGAAGAAGAGGAGCAACCCGATTCAGACGATGAAGAGTCAGAATTGGATGAGGGCGAGGAAGAGCCCGATGAGGATGAGCAAGACACTGACAATGCTGAAGCAGAACAAGAGCAACAGACGTTCACCGTCAAAGTAGACGGCAAGAACGAGGTTGTAACCCTTGATGATTTGAAGCGCGGATACAGTGGTCAAAAGTACATCCAAAAGGGAATGCAGGAAGCCGCAGACGCTCGTAAAACAGCCGAATCGGTCTACTCAGCCCTATTGCATGAGCGACAGCAGATTGCACAGCTTTATGAACAGGCGCAAAAAGGTGAGATAGCTTCTGCACCTGTGGAGCCATCGAGAGAATTGTTTGAGACAGACCCTATTGGTTATATGGATGCTAAGCTGAAATATGACGAGCAGATGGTTGGATATCAAGACCAGATGCAAAAATTGGAGGCTGTATCTCAGCAACAATCTCAGGCGCAACAGGCGGCACAGAAGGCATACCTACAGCACGAAATGGCTAACCTTCAAAAGGTTTTGCCTGAGTTCTCGGATGCTAAAAAAGCAGGTCAAATTAAAGACAGGCTAATGAACACTGGAGCAACTGTTTACGGCTACGAGCCAGACGAGATATCCCAGATAGTGGATCATCGAGCAATTAGAGTTTTGCACGATGCGATGCTGTACCGGGAGTTGATGGATGGTAAGAAAGCCGCTGTAGAGAAGGCAAGCCCGGAAAGACGTAAGAGTCGAACGGTGAAGGCTGGATCTAAGAAGTCTAATAGCAATGCTACTGCGCGTAAGAAACAACGACAGAAACTATCCCGCACGGGCTCCGTATCGGACGCCTTAGCTTTAATGATTGAGGAATAATACAATGGCACAACCAGCAAATACTTTTGATACCTATGACGCGAAAGGCATTCGCGAAGACCTGAGTGATATTATCTATAACATCACTCCTGATGACACTCCTTTCTACAGCGCTTGTAAGAAGGTTAAAGCAACTAACACTTTGCACGAGTGGCAGACTGACACCTTACGTTCTTCTGCGGCAAATGCTCACATTGAAGGCGATGACACTTCGGCGGATGCGGCAGTTGCTACCGTTCGTTTGGGTAACTACACTCAGATCTTCAAGAACGCTGTAACTATTGCTGACACTGAAGAGTCAGTAGATAAGGCAGGCCGCAAGAATGAGATCGCTTACCAGACGCTGAAGATTGCTCGTGAGCAGAAGCTTGACATCGAGAAGGCGCTGTTTGAGAACAATGCGCGAGAAGCTGGCGACAGCACTACTGCCCGTGAGCTTGCTGGTGCAGGCGCTTGGGTTAAGACCAACCAAAGCGTTGGCTCTGGTGGCGCGGCTCCTACTGGTAATGGTACTGACGCTCGTACAGACGGTACTCAGGCGGCATTTACTCAGGCCAAGTTTGACACCGTTATGGAGTCTATCTGGACTAACGGCGGTACTCCTGACAAGGTTTACCTCTCTCCTTTCCAGATGAACATCGCCCTCGGCTTTACTGGTGGTGGTAACTCACGTCGCAACATCGACGCGGCAAGCGAGACTGTTTACAACTCAGTTGACGTATATGTTACTCCTTGGGGTTCTGTAGAGTTTACTCCAAGCCGTGAGAACCGTTCACGCGATGTATACATCATGCAGTCTGATATGTGGTGTGTTGGCGTACTGCGCCCAACCAAGAATGTTGGTCTGGCTAAGACTGGCGATTCAACTAAGCGTCAGGTTCTTACTGAGCTTACCTTGGTTGCTAAGAACGAAGCCGCAAACGGTATTGTTGCCGACTTGTCTACTTCGTAAGTTGTAAAAATGTAGTAAACTAAGGGGGCTTCGGCCCCCTTTTTTATGGAGTATGAAATGAAAAGAATGAAAGAAAACGTACACTTTGATAGTGACGGCGAAAAATTTACAATTGAGCGTAAGTACGATGTCAACCCGGCGCTTGAAGAATCACGCATCCTTAGAGACTCTGGAGCTGGCGTTACAGGCGAAAACAGGCTGGTAGGTAGGATTCCTATGTTCATGATCACAGAGTGGATGAAAGAGGCTGGTGTAAACGCTGATGACAACGAGGCTCGCAAGGAGATAATCCGCAAAAAGATGCTGTCTGGTGAGTTCGATAAATTTAGAGTCTGGAAAGGAACGTTTTAATGAGTTACAAATATTTTAAGCGCTCAGATTTCGACTGCCAAGAAACCGGCGAGAATGAAATGAAAGATCGCTTTATAAAGAAGCTAGACCATCTTAGGGAGGTTTGCGGCTTTCCTTTTATTGTGACAAGCGGTTATAGGTCCCCTAACCACAGCCTAGAGCGACATAAGGCCAATGGTCCGGGAATGCATAGCAGTGGGCTGGCCGCAGATATAGCGGTCTCTGGCGGGCAGGAGAGAATGGCAATCATAAAGCACGCCTGCGCAATGGGCTTTACCGGTGTAGGCGTTGCTAAAGGCTTCGTCCACGTCGATATTAGGGATAGTAGCCCGGTAGCTTGGTGCTATTAATATTTCTTTTTGACGGGCTTTTTTGCTGTCTTTTTGGCCTGCTTAAAAGCCTTATTTGTGGGAGCCCCTTTAGCGCCTTTTGCTCGCATAGACTCGCCTGACCCTGCTTTGATTCTCTTACGCTTTTTCTGGATGTTTTTGTATAGGGACATTACTTCCTCCGGGACTTGGTTCCTGCGCACTTCCAGCGCTTTCTAGATAGGTTGTTTGGGGTGTTTGGGTCATTTTGTTTTTTCTTTGACAGGCCCTTCTTGATGCCCATGCTACGAGCGCAGTAAGAATCACCCTTAGACGTTCCGGGCTTTACTCTTGAGCCGCCGCCTTTTGCCTTGCCAGCCTGCCCGTAAGAAACTTTCTTTCCGCTTGCGGTAACCTTAACCCTTGCCTTGCCTTTTGCTGGCTTTGCCATACCTA